GAGAGAGATAATTCAACATTCTTTCCATATGGTAATATAACCCAAGTAGACTTTCCAATGGTCAGTGATTTAGTTCAAAGAAATAGTTTCTATATCGGAGCAGGTAAAAGAATAAAAAGAACAGGTGTTCATTTTATGATTGGTAGTGTGAGTGAAGATGTGAAATGGAGAGGTAAAGATGATTTAGGATATATAACTTTTCCAAAATATTTAGATAGATTTACAACAATGAAAGTTGGTGCTTTGCATGATTTCAAAAATTTAACAATAAAGTTTGATTATGACCCTATAATCAACACCGGAACTTTTGGATTGGGTGTAAACTTCTAATGAAAAAATGGATTGCTCTTATATCGATATTATGTTTATTTGCCATTAAAGCAAACGGACAAACATATACTCAATCGTATGTAGATAAATGTACCGGAGAAGTAAAGGTGGTAACGACAACCTATGTTAATGGTAATGCTATAATATCTTTTTACAATCAGGTTAGAACATTCACACCAACGGAAGTAGCAAATGGGACGGTGCAAGCATGGTTAAATACCGTTTACGCACAATATTCTACATTAGCATGTCCTACTAACCAAGTAGTTCAACAGACTGTTCAAAACACAGTATCACAGGCAGCAAGTTCGGCAGCATCACAGGCAGCAAGTTCAGCTGCTTCATCCGCAGCAAGTAGTTCAGCATCATCGGCAGCATCCTCATCAGCAAGTACAGCTGCAAGTAGTAGTGCAGGAGCATCAACCCCACCACCAACATCATCGGCACCACCTGCAAGTGGTGGTTCATCACAAAGTGGGGGTAGTTCTTCATCATCTTCGTCACAGAGTTCGGGTAGTTCATCTTCGGAAAGTAAAACTGAAACAAAGACTGAAGCTAAAACGGAATCTAAATCTGAAACAAAATCAGAAAGTAAATCCGAATCTAAAGAAGAATCCAAATCAGAAAGTAAGAGTGAGGAAAAGAAAGAAGAATCCAAATCGGAAGAAAAAAAATCCGATGAGAAAAAAGAAGAAAAGAAAGAGGAAAAAAAGGAAGAGAAGAAAGAAGAAAAGAAAAAAAGTGGAAACTTAAATCCAATGATGTTTGCTTCGGATTTAACAGCAGCACAAAATCCTGATAGGAAATTAAATATGATTGTTGGTTTGGGTTGGAGTAGAGCAAGTATGGCAGGTGATGAAACATTTTCGGCAAACGCAATGATATGGAGTAACCTAAAGCAATTTGCATTGAGTGGTGGATATACTAAAATGGAATTTGAAGAAGGTTCTTTGAAAGCAATACATTCATACGGAACAACCGTTGCATATTTGGATGGTAACTTTATGAATTTACTATCTTACACATATGTTAGACCTCATCCTAAATTCGGAACATATGGATATAATTTAGGTGCTATTAATTTGATATTAAGAAACGCAACAAATACAGGATTTGATTATAATTTAGTAACATCGGCAGTTGGATTTTGGACGAAACCATATCCATATAGTAAAAAACTTACCCTATCACCACAAGTATTTATGATGGTTTCACCGATATCATACAATGCAAAAACTCAAATGACAATGGTAAATAGACACGCCGGATTTTTATTAGGAACATCAATAGATTACAAAATAAGTAAGAGATTCGGTTTCAGTATAAACTATAAAGCAAACTTAAATACTGCATCTGGTTCACCATTCTTACATAATGTTTTAATTGGAAGCAGATTAATATTATAATTTATATTTATTTTAAAAATTACATGAATAGATTAATTACGTTAGTTACACTTTTAGTTATTAGTGTTACAACATTCGCACAAGATATAAAAGTAAAAAACAATGTGTTTGAGGTTCTTTATTCTCAAAATTTGGAACAACCGATTTGGATAAAGTATCGTTCAACAAATCGGCCTACGAAGGTGAATAGAGGAGCAATGGATTTCTATAAAGAACCAAACATCAAAACATCAGATGGGGATGATTATAAAGCAAACATATACGATAAAGGACATGGTGCACCAGCAGCAACATTTTCCGATAATATGGAAAATCTTAAACAAACATTTTCTTATCTAAATTGTATATTACAAGACCAATACCTTAATAGAGGTGAGTGGAGATTATTAGAGGAGCAAGAGAGAAAATGGGATGATACTGAAAATCTGACAGTAATAATTAGAGTTTATTTTGATACCCCGGTAAAAAGAATACCTACCAACGCAGCAATACCTTCATATTTAGAAAAACACATTTATTTTGAAAAATCAAATAAATGGCAATGTTTTGTATTTCTAAATGAAAAACCTAAATTTAAATGGCAAGAACTCAATATGATTTGTGAAGATTCAAAACATAAATAGGGGGCTGGGGGAAGTGTCGTTTGACCAAAATTTTTTGATAGTATGAGTTTTTTAATCGCCAACATACCGCCAATCGAAGTGCTCATTGATAAGCGCTTTCTATACGATTGGCAAAGGGATGATACGGGCAAAGTAATGGGTGAGGGTGAATGGGAGAGAGGACATTGGGTGACAGTGAAATCCGTACCCAATCGTGCACTACTTTTTGAAACGTACATAGACCGTTTTGGGGCAGTGTATGATAAGTTACCCCTTCACGCATTCCGTTGGAGACCCGTAGAAGCAAAAGATAAGGGGCTTCCTTTGGATTTCTTACAACTATGGGATTGTTTATCGTACAACATTTCGGTTATCCAAAAAAGGGTATTAGAGGGGTGTAAAACGATTGTAGGACTGAAGGATGGAACTCATATAGAGGGTGAGTATCTTTTTACGATTGATACTTGTCATTCCGAATCAAATGAGGTGGATAGTTGGTGGTCTAACAATCCGGCGGAACACAAATCGTATAACATTTGTAAGTTGGAAAATGGTCAATTTTGTGCTCAACCGAACAATAGGGTTAGGTGGGTTCAATCAAGCCGAAAAAATAATTTAGAAGCAAGACCATATTTTCGTTACTCTACTAGAATATGGAGAGCAGAACCCAAACAAAGTTGGGAGCCGGATTCAGATAATTGGGATTACAATAAATAAAGAAAATTACTCTTCTGTACTTTCAGGCCATGCATCTGGCTGAATACCATATTTTTCTAAATGTCCTTCGGCATGTGCTTCACTTAATAGGATTTGATTTTGTGCAATCCATTCTTGAGCTGCTTCTAAACTCATTCCTACTAAACCATCAATAGGTAAACTACCATCAACGGTAAAATCTACGATGCAATATTGTCCTTGTGCCATTTTGAATTTTTTTATTGTTCTATAATATATATAGAAAATATACACATTTATTTGATTTTTTAATACTTATTAATAAATAAAACTAAAAAAATGGCAGAACAATTATACAAAATAACCCTTTCAGGAACTTTAGATCCAGTAGAAGGATGCGAATCATTGACGGAAGAACAAGTAAATGTGTTTTTAGCGGAAAATCAAGTTCATTTTGATGAACCAAATGAAGCGCAAGATACGGTAAAATATATTGTAATGGTTTTAAACCCTGAAACACCTGAAATACCTGAATAAACATTGTAAAAAACAATAATATATAACTAATTGAAACCCAATGTTTTACAAAAAATGTTGGGTTTTTTTTGGCGGTCTCAAAAATTTTTCGTATATTTGGATATGCCAAACAAAAATATTCAAAGGTACATTGATTTTTACGAACAAAAACTCAATGAAGCAACCCAATGGGGTAAAAAGGGTAAAATGGGGATGGTGCGTTCTACTATGAAAGACTCGGTAGAATTGTTACTTGACTTAATATGGGAAACCGAAAAGGGTGGAAAATCAAAGAAAAATGACTTTGTAAATTCCACATCAAAAAATGGATATGTACTTAAATTTCAGGTAGATAGACATTTATATACTAAAAAATTAGTTGGGTTGTGTGAATGTAAGGCGTATTTGGATAGATGTTTTATGGAAAGAGCAAGTTCCGATTTTGGAAGAATTAAAAACGGAGTAAAGGAAAAACCTAAAACATTTATTTTAGCATTAGAAGATGCGGTTGGTAGTGAAGCATATAATTACTATATGGATGAAGGAAATATAGATAAAGTGTTTTACTTATTGGATGGTAAAAGAAGTCCAAAAAAACCAATTTGGAAACAAAAGTTTAGAAAGAGTATAAATGTAGATAAACTGAAAGAGTTTGTTTCGTTTATACAAAATATAAAATAGTTCTTTAAAATATGGGGATGCTTGGAATTGATTGCCATGCGAATGGTAGTACCACAAGTAGAGAAATGATACTATCTCTTGATATTGTATCGAAACAATAAATGACGAAAAGTCAACTATGACTTACAATGACCTTATGGCATTCGTAGGTATGGATTACGCTGTAGCAGCCTAACCCTTCCCGTACACATCATGGGACT